TCGCCCGCGAAGCGTCCATATGGAGTAAATCCGTCGCAGCCGAATAGTCGCCTGAACAGAGGTCATAGCAACCTCCGAACAAACGTTCTCCGCCCACAACGAGATCGTCCAATGCCCCTTCGTCCATAGGCTTCCCTGTCAAACTAAATTGAGGAAATGCCTGAAGTCCCGCCCATAACTGCTTTTGAACCTCTGGATAGAGTGCGTTCGAGTACAAAGAAGTTTTCGTAATAGTTCTGACCTTCAACGGCTCTAGAATGAACTTGACATGCGAAACTTGCTGACCAAATTTTCCATTCTCATCACCATGACGCAACTCACGCACGATCTCGTCCACTAGGCAGTCTGTTCTGACCTCCCAATGTCCTAATCGCGGATGATACCGCATCACAGCAAGATATGAAATCCCTGTAGCAAATCTCTCAAGTTCACCCATAAACCGGATTGTCTCCCCACCACTTGTCTTCCTTTCCTCAAGAACAACGTTTTTAATACGTCCTCCAAGCCAGCTGTCCTTAACAGCTCCGAGCGCTCCCTCGTCCTTTTTCATCCGCTCCAAGCAAGCATTCCCAGAGATTTTACCCCCCAGGGTCGGTACCCCAATCTGCACCGACTGCCCCCAAATGTCCATCGAAGTCCTTTGAATCTCCTCCAATAGCCATCCGGGTGTCTCAACCCTCGTCGATAGACGTTTGGCATGTTTCTCAGCTGATTCATTGATCCTAGCCACATCCAAGTGAGGCATTCCTCGTTTTACTCCCTGGAGCATCGTATTCAAGAAGACCCAAAAACGTTCATCACGCTTCAAGATTATCCTGTATAGATACCGCCAGAGAGGTCCAAAGAAAATGCTACCCCGTTTATGCCAAGTCCCAATGTCCTCAGGGGGCTCAGTATTCGTCAACCGACAGAACAAGAAATTAGTGTGATACTTCACTTCTTTGTCCCACCGCCCAACGTGCACCAAGTCCATGTACACAAGTATAGTAAGAGCAAGAGAGTCGACCGCCTTTTCGAGACGCTCAACCTTCTGATACACAACCCGTGTAGCATCCCAAAGAACAGACACCACATGCAACGCCTTACGCCGAAGACCAAACAGTCTTCCGTCCTCTACACAACGAACATACCTCAAGAACTGATCTGAGAGTTTCAATGCATAAGAAGACTGATTTAAAACCAGTCTAACTTCGCTGAAACTCCCGTTCGAGAGGGGACCTTCCATCACGGTTTCCGAACCGCAGTGCACACGTATTTGTACCAGTAGACGTGTGACGACCTCATTAGCGAGAACTAGAGCCCCATCCGGGGGCAGAATTCCGCCGATAAAATCGGAACGACACAATGACTTAGACGACATCA